TCGTAGTTGAACAACTCTCTGATTTCATTTATGGTCAGCACTCCACGGTCGCCTAACTGTTGAGCCATGTTGACCTTCTCCTGCACGGACATATACTGCAGGCGGTTGGCATTGACGTAGATGTGGTTGCCTTCACTTCTTTCCCGGCTGGAGTAAATGGCACGGCTCAATGCCTCACTCAAGGCGATAGCAAACGGCTCGATGGCCAGATTGAAGAAGGCATCCAGTGCGGTGCTCGTTGCCTTGCCCTGCATGATGTCTTCACTCACTCCGAAGTAGTCGAAGACGTTGTCCTTGATCAGTGTCATCTGGTCTTTGTCGACCGTGTAAGGCTGGGATGTTATCTGCTTGATGTCCTTGTAGGTGTTCGGGAACAGAAGCACTCCGCCCTTGCTCTCTCTTGAGAGGTTTTCTGCGGTGAACCGTTCTCTCTCAAGTGCCAAGTCTTCAGGACTGGTGAAGTTTGAAACCTGTGCCATGAACCGATAGGTTGCCGAGTTCTTGACGGCTTCCTCTATTGCTTGGTCTTGGATGGCTATCAAGTCCATGGTTCTGTCGAGTGCATGATTGCTCTCACCGAAGATGTCATTCTTGTACTGGTGCTTATTCAGGAAGGCACAACGGTCGAACTCGACCGCCCCTCTCTGACCGTTCAGGAACTGATATTCTACCCAGAGTACTCCGTTCTTGGCCTGCTTCAGTTTGACCCGTTCTGGAAGAACAGGGAAAAAGCCGACCGTCTCGAACCTGTCGTTCTGAACAGGTACGATGAACAGATTGTTTGTGCAGTCCAAGATCGTGGAACATCTCGCAAGGAACTGTGGCCAAGTCTGCCACGGGTTCGGGTAGTGCCTGATAGCCGTCTTGAGTTTCTCTTGTGCGGAGCCCTGCATCTCAATCTTCAGTTTGCTGATGTGTTGAGCCTTGGCTTCAATGGCCGACCTTACCAGAGCAGACTCATAGATGGAGCCCTGATGTGTGGTGAACACTGGGCGGTAAGCCGTTAAGAGTTTGAAGTCATCGGAACGTGCCAGTTCCTTCTTCGGTTGTTCGGGTTTCGGAAATAAAAAATCAAGCAGTCCCATTGCTCTTTCTCCTTTCGTTTGTGAGGCGAGTGCCTAACTCTCCCCACCATTTTTGTCTGACGGTCATGGCACAAAGTAACGAAGCCACACCGTCGATGTGCACGTTGTTTGCGAGTTTGACTATCCTGCACCGTTCCTTCTCTGCCGAGTATTTCAGGGCGGTGTCCAGAAGGTGCAGTTTCATGAGGTCGTTGTCACCGAAGTGCATCCGACCATCTCGCAGGGTGCCTTCGACTTCTCTGATAACTGGTGAAAGGTTGAAACCTTGGACGACATCATCCATGTGGAAGCCGTACTCCTTCATCTGTTGGGTCAGGTAGTTTGCGTTATAACGGTCATAGCCGACCATTACAGGGTAGATGCGGTACTTCTCGACCAGTTCTCGGCACCAGTTGAAGCAGTCGTTGTAGTCGACTACGTTGTCCCCAGAGGGTGATAGCAGACCCCTCTGGATGTATATTCTGTATGGGAGGTTATCCCGTACAGATGCCTCCTCCACCTTCTCCGATGGCAACCAGAAGTGCGAGAAGACATACAACTGACCGTCCCGTTCGATAACCGCCGAGGCGGAGGTCAAGTCAGTTGTTCGTGATAGGTCAATTCCAAGGACGGCATAGCAGTCCCTGAAGTCTTCCAGTTTTAAGGTCTCGCCCATTGCGTTCTGGATGACCTCCGTCGGTAGCCAAGCAGTGGAGGAGTTCTGCTTGATGTTACAGTATTTCGTCAGGAACTCGACCTTCTTGGAAAGAGATCCTTCTGCGATGGCGATTTCCTCGAGCATATAGTCGACCGAAACCGAGACCCCGAGGTTCGGGTTGGCCTTCTGGAGTTCGTTGATGTCGTTCCATTTTGCCACGTCGTCTATCATGTACAGGAACGGAGCCAACCTTTGTTCACGGGAGTCACCGTTGATGACTGCGGTGGAACGTCTCATCAGTTCGTCGAAGATGCCTTCGTCTACATACCCAGCCGTTGAGATACTCAACAGGAGGGGCTGGCTTCTTGCACCGAGTGCACTCTTCAGGACTTCATACTGTTTCAGGCCAGAGTCTCCAGCCCATGAGGAGACCTCGTCTGCGATGATGCAGGACGGGTTCAGGCCATCGGACTTGCGTGCGTTAAATGCCAGAGCCTTTGCCGTGGTGTTGGTTGACTCGACGTAGATGTCCGTCCGCCTCTTCTTGATGAGTTCAGAGAGTTCTGGGTCTTTCTTGATCATCTCGTAGAGTGCGTTGTAGCAGAGGTTCGCCTGTTCCAGTTTCGGAGCCACGAAGTAGATGCGTGCACCGTACTCCCCGTCAAGGAAGGTCATGTAATTGGCGATGGCACTTGCCAGCAATGACTTGCCGTTCTTTCTGCCGACCACCACGAACACTTCACGGAACTGTCTGCGGTTCTTCTCGTCAACGATGCCGAAGATGACCGAGATCAGAGCCTTCTGCCATAGTTCCAACTTGAGCAACTGCGGAGCAAGTGCCCCTTCATGATGTCGGCAGAAGTTCTCGATGAACTTCAGGGCTCTGTTTGCCTTCTTCTGGCTAAAATAAAAGGCCTTACTTTCAAGGCCTTTCACGATGTATTCATACCAGAGCCTCACCCATTGCCCGACGATTATCTCGCCTGACTTGATGCCCTGATAATACTCGTAGATGTTATTCATCTAAATCGGAAAGCAGTTGCTCCAGTTTGCTGGTCTTTTCTTCTCCATCATCACTGAAGGACTTCACGATGTTGATGAGGGTTGAGACGGTGCCGTTGCAGGCAGTTGCCGTCTTGTTGTATTCAGTTATAGCAGGGTTGGCGACGAGGTTCTGTCTGCCTTTGACGTACTCCTTCGTAACGGTTGCACCGTGTTCGTTGATGGCGTTCTCTAGGTCGTTTAATATCCGCATCTGGACTTGGTACCGTTTGAACGTCGTGCGGAAGAAGAAGTTCGTCTGGATGCCCTTGGCTTCCGCCCGTGCCAGAACTTCTTGTGCCTGCTCCTGCAGTGTCAATCCTTTAGGCATTTTTCCTTTTCCTTTCTGCCATGTATAACGAGGCCTCTTTCATCTCTTTCCAGAGACGGTTATATTGCCTCGTGAGGTCTTTCTTTCTGTAACCTGTGGCGGTCTTCATCTGGTCATAGACATCGTTCATCTTGTGACGATGTTCGTCAAACTTAATCATCAGCCAGCACCGCCTTCTGGCCTGTGAGTTGTTCCCACCTGTTGATGATAACGTCACAATAGTGAGGGTCGAGTTCCATCATCAGGCACTTTCTGTTTGTTTGCTCGCAAGCAATGAGTGTTGACCCACTTCCACCGAAAATATCAGCAACGATGTCTCCTTCTTTTGAACTGTTAAGTATTGCCTCGACAATAAGTTCGATGGGTTTCATCGTCGGATGCAGGTCGCATTTCCTCGGCTTGTCAAACTTCCAGACGGTCGTGTGATATTGACCTTTGCCATAGAAGTTGTGCTTCTTTGTCCACGTGTAGAAGATGGGCTCATGCTGGTAGTCATAGTCCAATCGCCCCATACTGAACGTTGCACAGTTCTTTTCCCAGATGAGGTTGTGCCTTACTTCAAGACCTGCGTCCCTCATCATCATCATCATCATCATCAGGCCGATTTCTCCGCCCTGTGGGCTTGTGACGTAGTATGAACAGTCTTCCTTACAATGCACTCTCAATTCCGAGAAGGCATTTTTCAGCATGGTGTACAATTCATCAAGTGGGATATTGTCGTTTTCAATATTTTCAGTAATTCTTCCACTTTTCTGAAAATCATTCAGGAACTTGTTCTTGTCACCGATTGCTACTCCGTAAGGTGGGTCAGTGAATACAAGGTCACTCTTTACCCCCCCCCCACAATTTGTTCATGTCTTCTGGCGATGAGGAGTCCCCACACATCAGGCGGTGGTTTCCTAAAACCCACACCTGACCTCTGCTGGTTCTGCTTTTTATGTTTTCCTCTTCGTAATCATCCTCGACAATGTTTTCGTAATCAATCTCTTTTTCATACTCAAACCCCGTCAGGTCAACGTTGAAACCCATATCGTTCAGTTCTTCGAGTTCAATCTGAACCATGTCGAAGTCCCACTCGCCCATCTCGGTCAGTTTGTTATCTGCGAGGATGTAGGCTCGCCTCTGGGCTTCTGATAAACCCTCAACGAACACGCAGGGAACGGTTTTTAAACCGAGTTTGTTGGCCGCCATGACACGGCCGTGGCCTGCGATTATGTTGTAGTCGTTGTCGATGAGGCACGGTGATAAAAAACCGAACTCTTTGATGCTTTCGGCTATCTTTTCCACCTGCTCGTTGCTGTGTTTCTTTGCGTTATTGGCATAGGGTACCAATAACTCGAGGCTTACTTCCTGAACTCTGTCAATTTTCGCCATGTTTGTTTTAAGTTTTCCTTTCTCCTTTCCAAAAACCCGTGTTTTGCCTTAAATCGGCTTTTTTTAAC